CTAGTACCTGAGCTTTGCCACGGCGCCATCGTCGCCCTCGGGCGTCAGGTGGGCATAGAACTTCTCGGTCGTGGCGTAATCAGCGTGCCCGGCCAGAATCTGCACCCTTCGCAACGGAACTCCGGCCATCACCATGTGCGCGCAGAAGGTGTGCCGTAGCCGGTGGAGGCTGCCGCCGATCCCCGCCCGCTTAGCATCGGATGCGAACCAGTCAGACACGGTGTCCTTGTGCACGGCCACCAGCGGATCGGGAAGGTGGCGCAGCGCCCAGCGCGCATAGCGGTTGAGTGGCACCTCGCGCCATTTGCCCGACTTCGTGCGCCCCTGGCCATCTTCGTCTGGCTCGCTCTCGACCCTGAGCCTGCTCCCTGCCACCGAATCTTTGCCCAGTCCAACCAGCTCACCGCGGCGCAGACCCGTGTGGGCCATGAATAGCCACAGCGGTGCCCGGGCGGGGTTCGCCCGGTACAGCTTGCGCATCGCGGCCCGGTCGTAGAACCGCACCGCCACGCTGCGAACGCCCCGCGGTGCCCGGGTTTCCTCCAGCGGGTTGAAGTCCAGTTCCTTCCACTGCACGCCACGCCGGAAAGCGGCCTGCAGCCTGCGCACTTCCTTTCCCACAGTCTCCGGTGACACCTTGTCCTTGGTCAGGCGGTCCGTCTTATAGGACTCCATTTCCATCGGGCGCAGCGTATCGATGGGGCGGTGGCCGAAGCGCGCCATGAACAGCCGAACCTCGCTTCTGGCCTTGCCGTGCGTGGTTGGATGCTCGGCCTTGTACCACTCCAGGTAGGGCTCCAGGAAGTCGCGGACCGTGGGCAGCCGGGGGAGGATTCGCACTCCATGGGTCAGTTCCGCTTCTTTCGCTGCTCGTACGCCCTCAGCTTCGCGTGGGCTGACGCGACCAATGGCGACACGGCTTCGCTTGCCGCCTTCCCGCCAGTTGAGGTACGCGGCGCCATCGCGCCAGAAGATTGTGACCTTGACCATTGCTTGGAGCCGTAGATTGCAGAGTAGAGGGCAGCCTTCTCGTAGAGCTTCTTGCCCATGAAATTTCGTGGTTCGATGCCGTAGTCGGCGATGTTCGAATCGAACTGGCTTCGTGACACCCCGCAGTAGTGCGCGGCCTCGTCCACGGTCAGCCAGTCCTTTCCGACGATGTCCAGCTTTTCAGCAGCTCCCATCGGGTCCTCCTTCAGTTCGTGGCCAGCGCAGCGCGCAGCTGCTCGGTGGGTCGTTTGTGCATGCCTGTATGTTTGACATCCGTGTCGCATCGCCGTCGAATGCGCACTAGAATCCCGGTCAGAACAAGGAAGAGTCCGCATGAAGAAGATCGGCGAAAACGAATCTGGTGGACCGATTTACGAAGTTCCTGCCAGCCCAGTGGCACGTATGGAGCAGGAGTTAAAGCGGAAAGCTCGGATGGAAGCTGAGAAGCAGGATCAACGTCACAAGGAGGCGTCGGACCTTGCGCGCTCATCAGCACGTGCAGCATGGCTTGCGGTCTGGATATCGGTGGCAGCGCTGGTGCTTTCATTCGTCGCAATCTTCTGGAAGCAGGGCGGTTAGGCTTCTCTGCGTAGGCCGGATAATTCATGGCGCACCTCGTTCGCATAGCCCGAGGTCGGAAGTGCAGCCGCCGCCGGCCTGCTCTTGAAAGAACAGGTCGTACTGCCGGCCACCGCGGCTGGTGCGGCTCCACTCCACAAGGGTGTCGATCCGCGAATACGTCCCTGGGCGGTCCACGTCGGTAGGGTCGGTGACTGCGGGGAAGAACGTTGCGCTGCCACGCTTGTTGGCGGCAGCCACCACCGCCTCCCAGCTCCGTATCCTGTCGATGTGGTCGGGGAACAGGTCGGCGATATTGCGCAGCTCAGACTTCCGACAGTTGATGCAGGGCATGCAGCCGACGCGGCCCATGCCCAAGGCATAGAGCGGGTTGGGTGCAATGCCATGCCGGCGGTGCTGGTCCCATACCTGCTGAACCGTCCAATCGAAGATTGGCCGCCACACGTAGCAGCCGGATTCATGCCGATTGAAGCGCGGCTGCTTGGCACGGTTGGCGGATTCATCAGCCCGGATGCCAAGCCACTGCAGCACAGGTCCAGCCTTCAGCATTGGCCCTACCAGCTGGGTGGTGATCGGGATCGTCTTCAGTTCCTCGGTGCAGAACTGCGCCATGCGCGAGGGAAAGCGCCCCTTGCTGATGCACAGGTCGAGGAAAGGGTTGCCGGTCGGCTCATGCAGCGCAGCGGCCTGGCGCACGACTTCGTCGGGAATGCCCTGGTCTGGCCATTTCTGCAGGATGTACTCGCGGTGCTGCGCGAGCTGTCGGCTGAAGTCTGCGCGGACGGTTTCGACCACGGGCCCGCCGGTCTTGTGCGCCAGCTCCGCCACGTAGTCGTAGACGCGCTGATCCTCGTTGCCGGTATCAGCGAACACAGCACGGAAGGGCCTGCCCAGCTCGATTGCACGTAGGTAAACCGCGGTGCTGTCTTTGCCGCCGGAGACGTTGACCAGGTGCTGGATCTTCATCAGGCCACCGCCTTTCGCCAGCACCAGCGCAGCCCATTGCGCGCGGCGCGGCATGCGCGGCTGATCGCCCACAGGGTGGCGATGCCGGCCAGGAACCCGGCCAGGGCGAACACGTGGACCATTGCAGCGGTGAGCAGCTGGTCAGCCATGGGCGATCTCCTGTTGATCCACCGGCATGTCAGAATTCCCCTCAGTCTCTAGGGGGAAACGGGCGTGATCGCAGCTGAGGTGATGGTTCCGTGCTTTTCGTTGGTTAAAGAATGCAGGCCCGATTGGGCGGCTGTGTCCGCTCTCGGCGGTTGGGTTGCCGCTGCCGTGACATTCCTTGCCGTCCTCTTGCCTTTCCTTCAGGGACAGCGTCAGCGGAGAGAACAAGAAGAGGCAGCACGCTTTGCTGCAAGCCTTAGCCTCGAGCATTTCATGCTGTCGCTTATAGACGTCCGCGCTAGGGCCATTGGCTCCGTGGAGCGGTTGGCGTCTGACCCGACCGCGCCAGCTGTTGCCGAGCGGGCTCAAACGATGGTCGTCATTGGCGGGCGAGCGGAGTATCCCGATTTGCCGTCGATCCCGTCTCTCACGGAGGTTCGTTCTGATATCGCCTATTTGCGCAGGACGCTCTCCGTCTTTGCTGACTACGTGGTTGCAGGAGAGGGCGATGCAATTGATGCAAAGATCATTGACTCGTTCCGACAGTCGCTCGTGCTGTGCCTTGAAGCGACTAACGCAGTAATCAGGAGCTCTGCGCCGTTCATTCGTCAAGACCTTAGTTTGGTGTTCCCCGAATTGTTCGCTCAAGACCAGCAGTCCCTGGATTGATGCAAAATTCTGAAGGCAGGTGCTCGATACCCTCGCTGTCGTGACGCGGCCACAGAACAGCAGGCCGTTCGGCGAGCCGTTGGCGCCAGTCACTCCTCCATGTCCACGCTTTTGCCATCGCCCGATATGCGTGGTGTGGTTGTTCCAGCGCTCCGCCTCAGATTTGTTTAAGGGATGTCGATCCTGCCGGACGGTGGCGGTGAACTGCACGTCGTGCAGTGCACGCTCGGCGGCTGCGCGGTTGGCCGCTGCCATGCGGGCTGGGTCGTGATCGAAGATGTCGAGCTGGTTACGCACGCTGGACTCCTGGGATGGGTTGCCGGCTGTTGGAACCCGACCGGCGCGGGCTCCCTGCGCTACAGGGGGAGAGCGCAGGGCAGGGGTCAGTGGGTGTCGTCGGCGGGCAGCGGTGCGCGCGCTCTCTCTGCCGAGCGCTGGCGCATCTCGGCGCGGAACGCGGGCCAGTAGCGCCGCAGGTCACGCACGCCGCACCAGGTGAAGAAGACAACGCCAGCACCAAGGGGCGGCAGGAGGGAGCCGGCACCGGTGTAGATGGCGCGCGCGAGCAGCGCCAGCAGCAGGCCGACGACGACGGCGCAGTAGAAGGGCAGGGCCAGGTGGCGCATTACTCGGTCTCCCGGTTGCTGGTGGGCTCTGCAGGCGCGGGCGCCGGGCCGACGGGCGGGGTGATGGGCGGGATGCCGATGGCCATGGCGGCGAAGAAGTCGTGGTCGGTCACGCGACACCGCCCTCTGCTGTAGTGGCCACCGGTTCGCGGTAGCGCCGGGGGAACCAATCGCAGTAGGTGTCGGTGGGGGTGTGCCCGAAGATCCCGCAGCACCGGTGCACGTGCACGCAATCGCCACACGTCTTTCCCGCGGGCAGCTCCATGCAGGTGCTGTCGCTGCATGCCTTGTCGGCGCAGCACCCATGCTTGCCATTGGCAGCGCTCATGCAACACCGCCTTGTGCGTGCAGAAGGCGCATGGCTGTGCGGAGCTGGTCGACCATTTCGCTGACGGCGCGCGCTGCGCTGTATGGCCAGAGAGGAAGTCTTGGCGCGCCAGGTTGGCGGCGAAGTCTGCGTTGTGCTGGTGGTAGCCGAGGCGTCGGGCTGCGAGGCGCACGGCGTCGGCTACTGCCTTGGCGCGGACGCGCCGGGTCGGGAATTGCAGGATGACGTCGCTCACGCGGCCACCGCCTGCTGGAGCGCCAGCGGCTTGGATCGGGAGATAGTGGCGACTTCGGTCGCACCATCGTCGATCGCGTCGGCGCAGACGTCCAGGTGTTCGGCCAGTTCGCGGGCCTCGGCGGAGGTCAGGCTAAGGAGCGCTGTGCCGCCGACCCGGACGACGACGGTTCCGGCTTGGGGCCGGGATTCGACTTGCGCTGCGCCGCGGCTACTGGTGGTGATGGCTGCCATCTTCTCTCCATACCCGGGCCCGAATGGGCCGCTACTGAGGCGATGGAGAAAGATTAGGGGCGCTAATTGTATGTGTCAATAGGGGCGCTTATATTGCTGGTCGTGCTTTTCCTGAACACGGTCAGGGATCGCGGTGCATCTGGTGAAGCTTTCAGAAAAAACCCCGCCGTAGCGGGGTCTGTAGTGCCAACGTCTCTGCCGCAGATCAGCGAGAGCCTTTCATGCATGCCAAGTACGCGTCGTTTTCGAAATCACGCGTGGCCGTTTGCTGATTCTTCTCGACCGACATGCGCGGTCGGTCATAAGCATCCATGATCATTTGGTGCATGACGGGAGCAATCGCCGGGTCCACATCCTTGGCCAGGTCCATCACTCCAGACATGGGTACGCCCGCCTGTCGTCCATCCATCACTGTGCGTGCGTACTCCGAAACAACCTTGCAGAGCTCCGTATTGCTGGATGACTCCTCCGATTTATCCGACGCTTGAGCAGTGGTGGCTGGCTGAGAATTCGTGGATGCCGCAGCGCTGGGCGATCTGTTCCAGAGAGCGCCAGCTGCGACAACAGTCACGACTACACCGGCAGTGAAGGCAATCAGCAACTTGCCGAGGCTTGCGGTATCCGTTCCCATCAGTCTGCCCATCCTCCAATCCAGTGAACGCGTCCGATGACCGTAATCGGGTGGCGAGTGGAAAGCATGGGCTTGGGCTTACGCCACTGATGGTCGCCATGCGGGTTATCGCTCTGGAAGTACACGCCCGTGTCTAGAACCATGGCGCGCTTCACAAAGTACTCTGGGTTAGCAAACCCGTCGACTTGGATGACGTAAAGAACCCCATCGACCACACGCGTATCCGACGTATCGAACAGGATTGCATCGCCGTCCTTTATGGTCGGCTCCATGCTGTCGCCCTTGCCGTAGTACACAGCCAAGTCGCGTCCATAAATGCCGCGTCGGCGCAGGCTCGTCTTCTTGAACTTGAGACTATGGGTCTCCGCGTACTCTGCCGCCTCCGCACCGGCTCCAAGGCCGGCTGCCTGAGAGTATCCGACGATATCGTCCCACGCGTCGTCCGACGGAGTAGGAGAGGTGTACTGCTGCTCGGGCAAATCTTTCCGAATATCCGTGTCCTCAATTCCTAAGGCTGCCGCGAACACCTTGAGCGTCCGGTAGTTCATCGGGATCTTGCCATTGAGGTACTGACTGACGGCGCCTTGTGTGATTCCAAGTTCGTGGGCCAGCTTCTCTTGAGTGATTCCGAGTGAACGAGCCCTATCGGCCCATGCTGCTTTCAGCCGCGCAGCGGCGGCGATGTCGGCTGGGGTCGGCTTCGCTTTGCGAGAAGGTTCCATATCAGGGACGCTAATTAATGCGTTCATGATTTGCCAATAGCGGCACTATTGACCCGAATATCAGTGCCGCTTATGCTCGTGGTATGGACATCCCCACCTACCGAAAAGAGAAGGGCCTGTCGCAGTCGGCGTTCGCCGCCTTGCTGACAGAAACGGGTACGCCTGCCACCCAGGGCCTTGTCTCTCAATGGGAGAACGGAACAACTGCCATCAAGGCCGAGCGGGCTATTCAGATCGACCTCGCAACCGGTGGCGCGGTGAGTCGCTTCGAGCTCCTTCCAGCTGTTTTCGGTCCGAAGCCTGTGCAGGACGTGCCCCGAGCTGTGAGCAACCATCTGGTCGACAGCCGCATGAGCAAGCGCGCGCTGCGCGCAAGGCTGGGCCTGTCCACGGACAAGCAGCTGGCGAAGGTGCTGCAGCTGCCGGCCGAGCAGGTTGAGGCCTGGCCGGAAGAGGGCGCGTTGCCGGCGCTGCCGGAGATCCAGCGGCTGCTGGGCGTCCAAGAACAGCCGCAGGCGCTGCCCGCGCCGCATGACCCCGACGAGAACCGTTACGCCCCCCTGGAGGTTGCCTGATATGCGCGCGCTGAAGCGACGACTGGCGATCCATCGGCGGCTGCTGGCGTTCCAGCAGTGGGGTGTGTTGGTGAAGACCTTGGTCTCCGGCAGCGCGGGTGACGCGCTCCGGGCGCCGTAGGCGCCTGCCGTCCATGAGTAGTTGATGTCCATGGCGCACATGTTGCGCCGCAGTAGTGCCCACGTATCCATTCGAGTCCCTATCCCATGAATGTCACCGATGCCGCCTACGACACGGTCCACCAGTACCCCGGTGGCAGTGAGGCCCTGGCGCCCAGGCTGGGCATGTCGGCCGCGGTCCTTCGCGGCAAGGTCAATCCGAACACCGACCGCAACCTTCTGAGCCTGCAGGAAGCGGACGCGCTGATGGCGCGCACCGGTGACTTCCGCATCCTGCACGCGCTGTGTGCGCAGCACGGTTTCGTGGCGCAGCGCAGCGACGCCCCGGAATCCGGCTCCTTGATCAGCGCGCTGCTGCAGGCGGCGGCCGCCAAGGGGGACCTGGCCGAGTTGGTTTCCTCGGCGCTGGATGACGGCAGGATCTCGCCGAACGAGGCCGGCGCGATCGCGCGCGGGTGCGCGGCGGTGATGGCGAGGCTGGTGCAGGTAAGTCAGCACGCAGAGGCGGCGGCCGAGCGGGGTGGGGCATGAGCACGATCAACCATCCGGCGCGAGCCAGCGACCTGAGCACCAGCCATGACGCGGCGCACTACGTGGTCGCCAGCGGACTGCAGGCGCATCAGCAGGACCAGAGTGCCAAGGCGGTGACGGACAACCCGGGCATGACCAGCAACGAGCTGGCGCAGGCCACCGGCCTGGACCGATACATGCTGGCCCGCCGCCTGCCTGAGCTGATCAAGGCAGGCCGCGTCTGGCGCGGCCCCAACAAGCCGTGCGCGGTCAGTGGCCGCACGGCGTGCACTTGGTGGCCGGTTGCGCCGGGCTCCAACTTCAACTTGGCAGTCTGAAGAAATGATCAAGATGACCGCATCGGCGCTAGGATCTGCCGTACCTCAATGCTCGAAGGAGCGAGACCATGGCCGATCCAATCGTTCTGAAAGCGCTGCAGACCGTTGCGAGCGCAGGAGGCATGTTCCTCTTCAGCATCGAGGCACCGTTCGGAGCGAGAGAAGCATTCGCAACCGCCGAACAAGCCGCAGCGATAGCGGCCGGGGAGTTGCATACATCCGCGCTGTTGGGCCTGACGCCTTCCGAGTACTACGACTGGATCGAGTGGGGAGGCCGTGTGCAATGCAGCGCCCACACTGGGGATGGGCAACGCTGCCGGAACACTGTGACCGGAGCGGCGGACGAGGTGCCCGCTCGCTGGAAGTCGCTGTACGACCAGCAGCCCTACTGTCGGGTTCACGGCGGGGAGTAGTCTGTCCTGAGCAGAACACCCGGGGTGCCCTGTGAGCGCCCGGGTAACGGGCCTGGTGTTCTCTAGGTATCCGGGGAGTGGCGGGGAGCTGCTGCTTGCGTTGGCATTGGCCGACCACGCGCACGATGATGGAACGCACATCTTTCCCTCGATCGCCAGGCTGGCGCACAAGACCCGCCAGTCTGAGCGCTCCGTGCAATACCAGCTGCGACGCATGGAACAGGCTGGTTGGTTGCTGCTGGTCAACTCTGGCCGCGGTGGCCGCCGACGGGGTTTCGAAGAAGGCGGCGTCACCCGCGAGTATCGGATAAATCCGGCTTGGTTGAAGGGTGCAGAATTTGCACCCTTTGATGAGTCTCCCGTGGAACATCTCGGGGTCTCGATGCCAGGTCAATCCGTCGTCCATAAGGGTGCAGATTCTGCACCCTTTACGGAGACCTCGAAGGGTGCAGAAAACCCTCGCGAAGGGTGCAAAAAAGCGTCGCAAAGGGTGCAAAAAGTGCCCTCAAAGGGTGCAACAGCTATTGCACCCGAACCAAGAGCAACCAAAAGCAACCAAGAGCAACCCTCACACCGCGAGTGTGAGCGCGAGGCCGATCCGCTGGCGCTGACCACCGAGCAGGTCGACCGCGAACTGGCCGGGTTCGGTAGCACGCCGACCGGCGTCGATCGCGAGCAGCTGGCCAGGTTCGTCCGCCACCGCGCCGCGATCCGCCGGCCTCTGTCGGTCCAGGGCTGGCTGCAGGTGCGCCAGCAGCTGCTGGACCTGATCGCCGCCGGCCACGACCCGAACGAATCCCTGAAGCAGACGATGGCCGCCGGCCTGGCGCTGCCCGTGACCCCCGTCGCCCAGCATTCCGCAGGAGCAACCCATGCAAGCCCTCAACACGGTTCTGCCGGCCGCACCGAGCAGCTCGAACAGCAGTTCTACGCCCAACGCCGAGGCGGTGGCCACGGTGGCGGCGCTGGGTTCGAGCCAGGCGATGTCGTCGACGCCGAGTTCGCCGTCGTCGGCTGAGCCGCTGAGCGAGGCGCAGTCGGTCTACCTGTGGGAGTTCTGGAAGCAGATGACGGCCATGTTCCCGGGCAAGTGGGAGCGCGAGAACGGCGCTGCGCCGTTCAAGAAGGACGGCAGCCTGACCATCGCGGCCGGCACGTGGTTCCAGGTGCTGAAGGGCCGCAGCCGGGCACAGCACGCGCGCGGCATGGCCTGCTGCCTGACCGAGGGCCGGGAGTGGCCGCCGAACCCGCCGCGGTTCCTGACGATGTGCCTGGACATTCCGGTTATGGCCGCGGTGGAGCGGGAGATGGCGCCGGGCCGGCCGCAGAGCGGCTTCACGGTGCTTGTGCGGTCGCTGTTGGACCTGCACGTCTATGCCTCGGCCGACCACGGATCACAGCAGCGCCGGATGCTGGAGGAAGCCTACACGCGCGCTGTCCAGCACGTGGTCGACGGCAAGCCGCTGCCGCAGCCGGTGCTGTCGATCGAGCAGGAAAAGCACGGCGTGCGGCCGGTTCGTGACCGGGAGTCGGCGCGCGCTGCGATGGAGCGGGCAGCGGCCGAGCTGAACTTTGATGGTGACTGACGCGGAGCTGGCCCAGGCGGAGCAGGCCGGCCGCTGGGCACGCGACGCATGCCGCAGCCGGGAATCGGCACCGCGGTACGAGATGGGGCTGGACGGTGTGACGCGGCGACGCCGCTGGCAGGCCGGGTGGGACAAGCGGGACCAGGTACTGAGCGCCGCACGGCGCAGCACGACGAGGAACAGACGCTGATGGACTTCACCAACTACAACACGCGCAGCAAGTTCTCCAAGGAGATCAACGTCGGTTACTCGGCGCGGCTCAACGGCCTGCGCCTGAGCGACAACCCGCACCTGGTCTGGATCGAATGCGAGACCGAGGACGGTGCCAACCGCAGGGCTGGGCCGATGAGCGAGAAGGCGGAAGCCTGGCAGCACGGGTGGTGGCTGGCCGACCAGGGCGTGCGCTGATGGCTGCCAAGAAGATCCTCGCCCAGTTCACGACGGACCAGTTGCTGGAGGAAGTAGTGCGGCGTCGCAACGAGCGCAAGGACGTGGGTGACGTAGAGCCCTGCGACGAATGTCGGCACTTCAAGTTCTGGACCGCCGATTCTGAGCCGCCGAAGGACTACAACCCTTGCGACCTGGGCAAGCGAATGAACTTTCACATGGCAGGGGAAGGCGAAGATGCGCACAGCGGCATCGGCTACTACCGGCGGGTTTGCCCCTCAAGGATGAGCAGGGAGGGCGTGCGCTGATGTGGTCGAAGGCACCACCGCCGACCAGGGAAGAAGCCGCCCGGATCGAACTGGCCAAGACGGGCCCGTGCATGGCCTGCCTGGCGCTGCAAATGCAGGGCCTGCTGGACCCGGAGTTGGTGGTGTACGGCTGCGACTACAACCACGCCAAGAGCGGGAACCTACGGCGCGGCCACATGTTCGGCTACGCCCTCTGCAAGTGGCACCACATGCGGCATCCGATGGAGGGGAACACCTTCGCGACGATGCGCCAGATCTACGGTCCGAGCCTGATGGATGGCTCGCGGACCTTCCACGAGACGTACGGCTCCGACGACGAGCTGATTGCAAACCAGACCTATGTCAACGAACTGAGGGCGGCAGCATGAAGAAGACGAAGGCCATGGCGCCGAGGACCAACCCCCAGCGTGCGCCCCGCGAGCGGCGGATGGACCACAACACGGTGTCCCGGCCCAAGCGAGCCAAGGCACGTGTGCTCGCCGATGGCCCGGCCGAGACCGTGGAGCAGTTCGAGGCACGCGGCGGGCAGGTGCAGCGCCTGACGGCAAGCTGGGAGCAGCGAGCATGAACAGCCGCAACCTAGTCAGTGGTTTGGTGGCGCTATCCGTTGCAGAGGGGCGCCTGGCGGTCAACGGCGGCCACCGCATCCTCGCAGGATACCGCCTGCAATGGCTTCCCATCGCTGACGCTCCGCAGGACGGCACGCGGCTGATGTTGTGGGACTCGGTGAGCAAGCGGCCGGTGTTCGGCAGCTGGCGCGGAGACAAACCGGCAATCACGCACTTTGCGGCCGAGCCGGCCGGCCCGGAGGTGGGCTGATGGACGCCATCGAGAAGCGGGCGCGTGAGCAGTTGGCTGAGGAATACGAGAAGTTCGACCTGCCCAGCACTGCGGCGGGGGCCCGGGCAGGCGCATATGACCTCAACCCTTCTATGCGCGCCGTGGTAGCCGCCCTCACGCCACCCAAAGAGCCGGACCAGGCGCTGCTGGTGAGCATGGCAGTGTGCCTCCGCCACGGGTTCGGACTGGACACGCCGGAACAGCAGCAGTCCCAGCTACGCGAGATGCGGAAGTTGTGGGACGAAGTCATGGGCCGAGGCTATTACTCGCCTCAGAACCGTGAGCGCTACGTCGCCATGCTCGCCGCTCGCCCGGAGGTGCCATGAACCGTCAGCCAGCTGATCACCACCACAACCGCGAGCCCGGATGGCCAGACTGGGGCAGGCAGAACCTGACGCTGACCGCCGCGCTGCGGATGGTCCGCATGTATGGGGACCGCATCCCTTCGGTCGCCCAGTTGCGTGCAGACTTCGGCGTCAGCCGGGCCACGGCGTTCCGGTGGCGGGCCGCGTTCAGAGACGCGGTCGAGCAGCAAGAGGCCGCCCATGCAGGCTGAGTGCGCGCGGGAGCTGGTTCTGCCCTGGCCGAGCAAGGACCTGTCTCCGAATGGCCGGGTGCACTGGAGCCGGAAGGCCAAGGCCACGAAGCATGCCCGCCAGACCGCAGTGGTGCTGGCGCACGAAGCGGGGTGGCGCGCGCTGCAGCTGCCGGCTGGGAAGCTGCACCTGTGGGTGAGCTTCCACCAGGCGCCGGGGAAGGCGCTGCCGGACGACGACAACATGCTTGGGCGGTTCAAGGCATACCGGGACGGCATCGCCCAGGTGCTGGGCATTGACGACAAGCGGTTTATCAGCCACCCGCTCGTGAGTAGCGAGCGCCGGCCGGGCGGCCAGGTGGTGGTGCGGATTACGGGCGGGCAGGCGGCCGCCGGCGAATCAACGACAGGGGAACGTGCATGAATCCACGAGAGACGATGGCGCGGCTGGGGCCGAGCACGGTGAAGTTCGACATCGGCCGGGGAGGCGGGAAGCCCGACCTGACGAACCAGGACATTGCCGCGGCGCTGGGCATGGTGCCGGCAGGGCTTGGCCGGGAGCTGCTGGAGGCGTGCTGGTGGCCGGATGGCGCCGCGCTGCGCCGCCACAAGCTGCGGGACGCAGTAATCGCGCTGGTGACGCCGGAGCTGCAGCGCCAGCAGCGCCGGCTGGCTGAGGCCCGGACGGAT